ATATATTAGGAATGAATTTTGTAGGTGGCAAATACAAATTAAAGGAAGCCGAAGAACATGATGATAGATACACCTTTTCATTTCAAGACAAAAGGACTAATTGGGCAATCATTCATATACATAGAGAACCAAAATGGGATAGTGACCATAATAGAAATATGTATAGAGTTGATAATGGAGCAGGTCTTGACCATTGGGTATCTGCCGATTGGTTTGGTGATATTAAAAATGCCAAATGGACATTTAATGAAGCATTAAAAGATTTATAGTATGAGAAAGAAAATAATATTCATAGATGTAGACGGGCCATTAGCTTGGGGAACATGGATGGATGGTAAGGTTAAGATAAACGAAAACACATCGGCGGAGTTTACAATACCTTACGCTTGGGATAGGGCAGATTGTGAAGCATTAGCTGAGATATGTGATAAAACAAATGCTGAGTTAGTGTTAAGTTCTGATTGGAAAATGCATTACACACTAAAACAAATGAGTGACATTTTAATTGAGTATGGTATCTATGCAAAACTTATTGATACCACAACCCATATGAATACCAGACAAATGGGGATATGGAATAAAATGAGTAGTCCATCATTAGAGTTTGAAAGAGCACATCAGATTGTAAAATGGGCTAAGGATAATAAGATTAGTAACTGGATTGCAATTGATGATATGAGATTAAGTGCTGAGTTCAAATGGATGAATGCTCGTATTCCAATGTGGAGGCATGTTCAAGTTGATGGTGATTTCGGATATGGTGGTAGGCTAAGAGATAAGGTTGATGAATGTATTAAGAAACTAAACAAATAAGTTATGAGAAAGTTAAAATATATAGTAGAGGATTTCTATTGGTTAAAAGCATTGAACTCACCATTCAAACCATTCAGTATAAAAACATATTGTGGTAAAACAAAAGTAGGTGTGCCTTATTTCCTACCAAGAGTGTGGGTTAAGGATAAGGAGAGGCCAGGTTGGAAAACATCTCGTCCACAAAAGTTTGGATTTAGTTATTGTAGTTTAGGTTGGAAAACAAAATGGACTGATTGTGATTATAGATACGAATGGGGTCCTGTATTATCATTTGTATTCTTTGGTTATCAAATTGCTGTTATGGTAGGTTTTAGGGATAGAAATGCAGTTGACCATTATTGGGAAGCATGGTTATTCTATGAAAACAATACCGATAAAACTAAATCAAAGCAAGAACGGGTAGAACAATGTAGAGACGAATTTCCAATGGTATGGACAAAGAGTAGTGTTAATGGTAAAGAAACAATTGATTACTACGATATAGTATTAAAAGAAAAATATAAATAATGAAAAATCCAAAGTTTGTATTGAATAGAATTATCAATGCATTTATCAATGGTTATTATGGTAGGACACCACACTATTGGGAAAGGGGTAGATATAATAAAGCATATAGATTGCATACTAAAGGTAGTAAGATGAGTAAACGAATTAAAATTAAATTAAATGAATAAGTTATTATTAGGTATATTGTATGGATTGGTAGCACAAGTTCTTACCTTTCTACAATTGCAGGGTGGAATTAAATATCATTGGAATCAAAAATATCCTATCTTAATTTTAGCAGCATCTATACCAATTAGTTTTATATTCATTAAATCGGTTGGTTGTATGGTAGAATATAGTAATGGTGGTTTATGGTTATCTAGGTTGGTAGGGTTTGTGGTAGGTGTATTTGTATTCAGTATATTAAGTAGTGTCCTATTCAAAGAGCCTATCACCACTAAAACCATTGTGTGTTTAGTATTAGCATTCACAATTTTATTAATTCAAATATTTGTAAAAGGTTAATTATGAAAAATATATTATTAGGATTTTTATTAGTTGGTTTATTTAGTTGTTCTAAAACTGCACCAAATGTTGTAGTGACAAATTCAACTACAAATAAAGTAAATTTACCATTAACACCATTGAGTTATTATGGTAAAACATCATATGAGTTAAAAAATCCACAACAAGGATTTGTGAATATAGATTCAATTAGAAATGTATTGGGAGTTTTAAATGTTGGTAGATGGAATGGATATAATAATTTAGGATATACCTATATTGATATTAATAATGATGGTAGAGAAGATATATTTTATCCAATTCAATCGGATAACCCTAATACACTTATTAAACCTGAAGTATTTATCAATACACCACATGGTTATGTATTAGATAATTCAATGTTACCGGATGATTATGTTGGAGCATTAGATACACGTAAAACTATCGTTGGAGATTTTAATAATGATTCATTACCTGATTTGTTTGTAAGTAATACAAATTATGATGGTGGAACAACCAATAATGCAACTCCTGTATTTTTACTATCCCAAAAAGGCAAAACTAAATACAAATTAGTTATAGTACCTGAATTAGTAAATACGGGTGGTTTTCACTCGGTATCTAGTGGTGATTTAAATGGTGATGGTAAACTTGATTTAATATTAGTTGGACAAGGTTTACCAAAAATATTATATAATAATGGTGATGAAACTTTTAATTTCACAACATTTAATATTCCTAATTATAATGGGTATATAACAACTGAAATTATAGATGTAGATAAGGATGGTAAAAACGATATTATATTAAGTGGTGATGAGGGTAGACCTGCACCTGCCATATATTCACCTTCTACCATTTTTTGGAATAAAAATAATAATTTTACAACACAAACACAAATTTGTTTACCTAATTCTTCTGGTTGGGGGTTAGTAATGGATATTGCGTGTATTGATGTAGATGGTGATGGTATAAATGAAATTATATTAGATAGAACCGGTGATATAACGAGTATATGGTATGGTGGCTATAATATGAATGTATATAAAACAAATGACAACTTTAAAAGTTTTAATGAAATAAATGTTATTAATAATAACATAGTTAGAACACCTGTTATTGGTAATTGGATGTCTAGAATGGTAGTATTTAAAAATAAAAACAATCAATTAATAATTCATTCAGATATAACGGGTTGTTATGCATATAATGATTATAGAGCAAACCCCTTTACTAAAGAGTGGACACAAAATCAAACAACTAAAATATTTGAATAATGAGTAGATACGATAGAATTTTATTAGAGAAAGCGAGAGACTATTATCTAAAAAAGATTAAATTGTTAGAATCTTTAGATAAACATTTGACTGAAAAAGGAAACTTTACAAAAGCTCAGCAAGATTTATTACGGAAACTTACAAATGATAATACTTATTCAAAAAAGTAATATGAACTGGGAAAGAAAATTAAACACAACTAGCTTTCTATCTTTAAAAAATAAAGATGGTGAAACTTTTAGTTACATTAAACTAATGGATGCTAAGGATATAGCTGAATTAGCTTATAATGAAGCTTTAGACAAAGTTAAAGAAATCTATAAAGATGAAAAGGATATTGTTGATACAATAAAAGATTTAAAGTTATAGTATGATATATTGTGATGATTTTTATTGTCTAAATATAAAAACCTTAAAAGAAAGAGGTATCGATGCAATTGATATATCAAATCCAAATGATACAACTTTTATACAAAATGTAGTATCTGGAGATTATCTTTTAATTGATATGCATAGATACGATTCTATAATTGAATTATTAAATGGTTCTTTAAACATTACATTTGTTTTATTCTTAAATCAAGAATCTACTAATCCAGGTAAAAGAAAATCTATATTAGATAGTGCACCTCCAAATTATAAAATATATTTTTCAACTGCACATTTGGATTTAGAAACACATAACAATGATTTAAGTTTTACAACTAGATTAAGAACTTTTACAAATTTATTTAAATCTAAATTCTATGATATAAACTATTTGAGTAATTTAATAGATAAAAAAAGAGCTAAGAAATATAATATGTTTAATAGAGCTCCTAACTTAAGGAGACTAAAGGCATTTGAATTAATAAAAAAACGTTCTATTAAATTGGAAGATTGTTATTATACTTTTGGATTTGTTTTATTAAAAAATGTATTTAGTGGAATTAATAATTTATTAGAATATTTTGAACATACCAATAATCAAAGACGAAATATGAATGATGGTCTTGAATTTGATTGGGACTTAATATTATCAAGCCAGAATGAATTTAAAACATATGAAGATAGAGAATTGATGCGAAATGATGATAGAAGTGTTGGTATAGATAATACATATGAAATAATAAATAATCATTCATTAGATTCATATATATCCTTTGTTATAGAAAGTAGTAATGATACATGTAATGATTTAAGGATAACCGAAAAGACGGTAAGACCTCTTTTGTTAAAAAATATATTTTTATCAATTGGATGTAATTCATTTGCAAATTGTTTGAATAAATTAGGAATAGAAACGTTTGAAGAAGTATTTGGTTTAGAACAAGGATGGGATAATAATTGTAGTGAAACTGAAAAAATTGCTAAATTTGTAGATGCATTGGAATATATAAATAATTTATCTAAAGAAGAAATTGAAAAAATATATTTTAGTGATAATATACAAAGAAAATTAAATAATAATCATAAAATTGTTATGGAAGCATTCAATAATGAAGCAGTAGTTATTGATGAATTAAAAATGTAAGTTATGAAAATAATGTTTATAAGTGATACTCATGGTAGACACAATGAGATTACTAGTTTGTATGGTGAGTTACCTTATGTGGATATGATTATACATAGTGGGGATTGTACTCGTTATGGTGAATATGATGAAACGGATTTGTTTCTAAAATGGTATGCAAATAAAAATGCTAAACATAAAGTATTAATTGCAGGTAATCATGATTTTGTATTTCAGAATCAAGATAGAAAAAACCTGTTATTAGCAAACAATCCAACAATTACTTATTTAGAAGATGAGTATATTAATATAGATGGTATGGGTATTTATGGTAGTCCCTGGTCGCCTATCTATGGTATGTGGGCATTTATGAAACATAGAAACAATGAATTAGATGAAGTATGGCAAAAAGTACCTACGGATGGTAGTATAGATATATTAGTTACACATACACCAAGATATGGTAGACATGATATTAGTGTAAGAGGAAACTACCATGTTGGTTGTGAAATGTTAGCAAATCGTATCAATGATATTAAGCCTAAAGTGCATGTATGTGGACATATACATGAATGTGGTGCTATGATTGTTGAGGAAACATATGAAACACCAATCAAAGGTATGGTAAGTTTAAACGCATCCTTATTAGATATTAGATACTATTTATCTAATCCTATATGGATATGGAATACTGAAAGTAATGAATGGAGTTCAATAGATAAAAAATAAAGTTATGAGGGAAATTTCTAATGAATAAAAATATAAGATTTTTTGGATGTTCACATACTGCATCTAATTTATTAGGATATCATTATATACATTCATCCGGTCAACCTGAATTATATAAAAATATTATATTTCAATCAACACCATATACTAACTATTTAGGAAATAGAATTGGAGTATCATATCCAAAACTTATTTCCGATGAATTAGATGGTGAAATGATTATAAATGCTAGACCGGGATTTAGTAATGATATGATATTAGATTCATTATTAAATGACTTAAATAATATAAAAAAAGATGATTTTGTAATTATTCAACTTACTCATTTTGTAAGATTCGATTTTCCATTTAAGGATGGTACTATATGGAAAAGAGATGGTTGGCAATTAAATTCAGATATTAAGTATAATACAAATGAATACATGCAATATTTTAATACAATATCTAATTTTAATGAATATTTTAGTAATTTGGCTGTAAATAGAATATTCAAAATAATTAATTATATTTATGAAAATATAACTAAAAATGTATATGTTTTTAGTTGGGATATACCAAGTAAAGAATTATTAGAAAATACTGAATTATTTAATTTTATAAACTTTATATCTATAAATGATAAAATTTCTGTGCAAGAAGGAATAATAAGTGTTATATCAAATTCAACTATTAAAGGTGAAACAAATGGGATAATTGATGATACACATTTAGGAGAAATTGGTAATAGAATTTTATCAGAAATACTACTCAATAAACTAAAGTAAGATATTTATATTAAATAAACTAAAATATAATGGAACAAGTAATAACAAAAGAACAAAAGTACGAAGGATTTATACAAACATCTGAAAAAAATGCAGCTTTGTACCAAGAAAATAAAGTAGGAGTTATAATTGTAAATAAAGAAGGAACGGTTTTTACACCAACTGAACTTTCAATCGATGATTTCGAAGATAACTATATAGTATGTTCACCGAATGATAAAATACAAAGAAATAAATTTGGATTAGAAAATCCAGGTTGGTCATTTGTATTAACTCGTTCAGATTCAGATGAATTAAAAGATCATCATACAACGGGTGTTGGTCCTGTAACTGAATTACAATAATTTGTATTGTATATTAATGTATAATTAAAGGGTAAAGATAATTTACCCTTTTTTATTTGTGTTATTTAATAATTTTTATTATATTTGAATATGAACATATTTAGAAAAATCAAAAGAATATTTATACCTGAGTGGCATACTTTCTTATTAAAGAATGGAGATAAGTATGAATTGAGAGTATATAAGAATGGTGACAGAGTAAATTATTATGATTTATATAAAACCAAAAAGGGAAGTAAAATTCTCAAGGAGTATTTAAATGAACAACAAACAAACGAAATTAAAAGGCAGAAAGAAACTTCAAAAGAAAACTATAAAAGAACAACAGAAGGCAAGGATTTATAAAAAAAATACATAATATGAGTCATACTGACAATGCATTACTTAGAGATACATTAAATTTAAAAGATAAATATTCTATTGATATATTTGTTGAATCCGGTTGCCAAAATGGAGATAGTTTAGATATATTATCTACACATTTTAATAAATTATATAGTTGTGATATTGATGATAATTATGTGGTAATATCGCAATTAAGATTTGTAGAATATCCACACATTGAAGTAGTGGGTATGGATGGAGCAGTTCACTTAGAGTATTTATTTAAAGAGGGTAAAATAGATAAAACAAATTTTATATTGTTTTCAGATGGACATCATTTAAGAGACAAACGAAACACGTCTCAATTAGATGAATTGGATGTTATGATAAAATTAGGACTTAAACCAATTGTTATTTATCATGATTTCAAAAATCCAAATATACCAACAATGGAATATGATACATTTGATGTTGGTGAAAATAATATAGAATTAATTAAAGATAAATTAGATATATGTTATGGTTTAAATAACTATGATATGATATACAATACCGAATCCAATTCAAATACAGGTTATGTTACCATAATACCTAAATAATATGATAGTAAAAGAGTTTTTAAGATATGGAGATAAACTTTGTATAGTTAAAAAAAGAATAAACTCGGAAAGAATAAACGATGTATCAGCTGCTAAAAATTTATATGAAGCAGAACATTGTGTTAAAAATCCACATAATCCATTTGAATATATTTTTTTACAAATAATACCAGACCTACACTATGAGCAAATCATTGAGTCAAAAGGAAATGCTATTAAAGAGCATAATGAAATCCGACAAGAAGAAACAGAACAAAACAATTATTAATAATTCAGTAGGTAAAACCAATACAAAAGGTACTATTGATGTAAAGGCTAAGAATAGAAAGTCACAATAATATTTTGTCACTTTGATATTTTGTTGTATCTTTGATATATGAAAAGTAAAAGAAACAAAAATAATGAAGATTGCTCAATTAGAAAGTTATTCATGCAACAACTCCTAAATACTATTAAAAATAGTGAATTTATGGAAGGTGTAATGAATGAACTAATTGCGTTATATAATCAAAATACTGATGAACAAAACGAATTAGATTTTGATGAAACGATGTTACCTGATATGTTAGAGGTATGTGTTGAGAATGAACAATATGAAATAGCAGCAAGGTTACACAAACAAATAACTAAATTACAAAACAATGTTGAAGCAGGATAAAAAAGGTTATTATATTATTGAATCGGCATTAGACCTAAAACAATGGCATAGATTAACCGATTTAACAATGAGAGAGAAAATTCAGTTAAAAGCAGAATTAGACCCACCAAAAGTTAAGAAACCAACAACTAAAAAGAAAGTAGTTAAAAAAGAGGATAGACCGGAGCCAACCGATTTCGATAAATGGTTTAGATAATATGGAAAAAATATACGCACAAAGAATGATAGAATGGTCAGAACAAGCAAAAGAAACATTGACCATTCGTAAAGAAATTATAATTGATGATACTATAACCGATGAGCAATTGGGAATTATCATTAGACAAATGTATTCAGCAAAAGTAGAAGCAGAAAATGAATCAATAGATAGATGTAAAAAATATGTTTAGTGAAAGAGTATTATTGTAGATATTGTGGAAAGGAAAGTACATATACGGATGTAGATTATTTAATAGGTAACGATCATTTGAGTTGTGTATTAAACGCAATGGATGAAGCTAAAAAACCAAAAGTTATGAAAATTAAAGGGTGGGAAAAAATAAGTGGATATGTATACAAAGGATATGCATTAGTAAATCCAATACACAATGCCGGTGAGACAAAATATATGGTAGATGTATTAGACTTAAACTTACCACATAAACCAAAATGGGAATTGAGTGTATTGACATCGGAACATAAATGGTTGGGTAGCAAATCAGATAATTTTGGTATCTTATTGTGGGATGATAATCGTATGAATGTAACACGTTCAGTTAATAAAGAGGACATGCAATCACTAGCAAAGTTTAATAGAGTATTTGAGGAAATGATAGATGAAATGTTGGGAATAAGATTAGCATCAGCACCAGCATATAGTAGCCATTCAATGGGGGGTATTGTAAATAATGTAACTAATAGTGGAACTACAATACCATATGCACAAATGATACAAACTCAACAAAGTTTATCAGCACAAATTAAACAATTAACTAAAAAGATAAATGGTGGAAGCAAATAAAATAGAAAATCCAAAATCGGATGAGAAAGTATGTTTCAACTGCCAACATATGTTATGGTTAGTAGGTGTGGGACAAGGTGTGAAGTGTGGATTGACAATGAAAGCAATATCAAGTCGTTACTACACCTGTGATAAGTTTGAGTTTAAGAGTGGTGGTAGTTATGATGACCTATTTAACAAAGTTGGAGTAGCACATAAAAACTAATATATGGAATATATAAGTGAGCATCCGTTTTATTTAGTTATAGTAATAGCATTTTGTATGGTATTTTTCTTAACAAGAGCGGATATGAAACATGATAAACATAGAAAACTAATTGAGGAAAGAAAAAAGAAAAAACTATGCAAGAAATAATAACAATCATATCAATATTTGTAGGTATGTTTATATTATTCCAAATCGAAAGAATTGGAAATAAGAAACAGAATAGAATTAATAAAGAAACAGAATTAAGATTAGGTGACACAAAGTTACAAAAGTTTTATACTGAAATGAATACCGATAGAAACGATGGTTGGACAAAGCAACATTATAAATTTTTATACGAAGCAAGATTAAAAGAATTAATGGATGGCAATAGGTAAACATTGTATAGAGTGTAAAAGATGGTACCCGTTATTTATGTTCAAAAAGGATATAAGGGTATTTCAGTTACCAATCGCATACGGAAAGGTGAGGAGATGTAGATTATGTGTTCACACCGAAAGTGGTAAGGGTGGGGTTGTTAGGTGGACAGGTGAGGATTTCAAAGTAGTGACACTGACATGGAAACAAAGATTAAAAGAATTATTTAATAAATAAAAACAATAAGTTATGGATTTAAGTTTAGTATTAGCATTTTTAGTGCTATTTGGTATTATGTGTATATTTGCAATAGGATTTTTAGTAGGTGCAAAACAACAAAGTAAAGTACCAAAACAAACCGAAAATAGATTTGACAACGATGGATTTGACAAAGAAGCATTTCAAAAGTTAGCAGGTATTATACCAACAAAACCTAACGATGAGCTTCGCCAAATGTTAGTTAAAAACAATGTCTTTGATAAGGAAAAAATTATTAAGGAATTAGTTAAAGCAGCAGAAAATAGTGACTTCCCTGCGCCGGACCCATCAATTAATATACGAACTGCAAAGATTTCTACAATTGATAGAAATGGTAATAGTGACCCTTTAGCAGATTTACCAATGAGTAGAGTATCAATAGAAACAAAAGAAAAAATAGCTGAATTAGTTAAAGCGGATATTGCTAAACAGATAGAGGATAAAGTAAATTCATTACCAATTGCAGTCCAAAACTTAATGGACCCGAATAAGGTACATGATATGATTGCAAGTCCTGGTATCAAACCAAAAAGAAAATACACAAAAAGAAAACCAAAGATAGTTAATCAATTTGCAAATCAGAATAGAGCAGAAATTGAAGCAAACGAAGCTGCATCTATTCAATTGACCGGTGAAAGTGACTCACATTACTATTATAAACAAACTAAAGATAAAAAGAAATAGTTTTGCTTACTATTAAAAACATATCAAAGTTAAATGGGTACGAAGCACATCCTTGGAAAATAGATACAATATCGACCAATGATGACACTTATATATTCTTAATTGATAACGCCGATAAACATTTTATAACTACGGCAGTATTACATAGAATACCACAAGATATTGATGGAAATATACTATATAGTTTGACCGTTTATAGGGATGAACAATTAATACCTAAAAGCCTATTAAGTTCACCTAAATCATTGGGTAAACATATTATAAATTTACTTAATATGATTGAGTTTACCAATCCTTTTTAACATATATAACTGGTTGAAAATCAATGAATTAGCTCTAAAATACCAATATTTTTGGTAGTTTGGGGCTTTTTTCGTATCTTTGACTATATGATAACAATTAAAAATAGTGATGCAATTATCCGACGAGACCTTACTGATAATTGGTATGTGTTGGGTATTAAGATGGGTTATAATGCATATTATATTAATCTAACACAAACGGGTGCATTAAAATTCAAAAATTGTAAGTTATTTAGAGAGCCAAATGCAGCCGGTTTATACATACTCAAACATGGGAATTATACGTGTTCACTAACCAAACAGCAATTAGGTGATATGAATTATGTTTTAAAATGTTTAGAAACTTTTATATGATAACAATAAAGAATTACAGCGAGATATGTGGCCATAAGGTAGGAGTTAATGGACATAGAATTGTAGGTGTGGATGAATTACCAACACAATATAGTATTATTATTTATGATAATGTAAACCCACGTTTTACAATATGTTTAGAACGATTGGGTATTAATGGTGATTATGAATTATGGGTAAGAAATGTATCACCATATACAAATCATAAAATAATTAAAAGATTAATGATACCAAAAGCAGATATTCAAAACAAATGGATATTATTAGAACATTTAGACGAGTTATTAAGTAAATAATGTACGATAAGCAAACGATAGTATATGTAGTGGTGATTATGTTGATGTATGTTTATTACCTATATGATTATATTAAAAAGAAAAACAAATAAGTTATGTTCAAAGCAGGAGACCACTACATACATTTTACTAAATATGGTGGCGTAAACAAAGGTATTGTAAAAAGAATTGCCTATTCTAATGTATGGGATGGTGCAAACAAAGTGGTATATAAAAGACCACATATCATTACACAAAACAATTTCAATTTGGAATTAGATGGTAGTGATGGTAGAGTATATAAAATAGATAGAGAAATTACAGAGGAGCAAGTAGCTAAAATGGCTGAGTTTGTATCCGATATAAAAGATAGAAAGGAACAAACTAAAAAAGATATAACTAAAAGATTTGAAAAAACAATCTTACCATTAAAATAAACAATATGAATTTAGGTTACGCTTGTATTAACATGAGTATGGGTAAGAAGGTCACTACAAACCGAACAATGGTTAAGAGGACCTTTGAGGCTAAGGGGTTAGATTATGTATCGGAGTTAGCGTTGCTTAATTCAAAGGATATTATCAAAGTATTAGAATGGAATAGACAGAATGGAATTATGTTCTTTCGTTTATCCTCAACAATAATACCTTGGGGTGACCACATTGATATAACTACTCTCAAAGATTACAAAGAGATTAAGAGTGAGTTAAAGAAAGCCGGTGACTTCGCTAAGTTCTGGAATATGAGGATAACATCACATCCAGGTCCGTTCAATGTATTAGTATCGCCTAAAGAGGAAGTGGTATTAAATACGATAGCTGATTTAGAATTACATGCTAAGATATTTGATATGATGGGGTTATCTAAAACACCTTATAACAAAATTAATATACATTGTAACGGAGTGTATGGCGATAAGATAAAAGCAATGGATAGATTTTGTGATAACTTTGCACGATTATCCGATTCAGTTCGTAGCCGATTAACAATTGAGAATGATGACAAAGCTAGTATGTATTCAGTTAAGGACTTAATGTATATTCACAATAAGATAGGAATACCTATTACATTTGATTATCATCATCATAAATTTTGTACCGGTGGATTGAGTGAGCAAGAAGCATTGGAGTTAGCAATAACAACATGGCCTAAAGGTATAACGCCAGCAGTTCACTATTCGGAAAGTAGAGACGATAAGAAACCGCAGGCACATAGTGATTACATTGAAAGGTTACCTGAAACATATGGTAATGTGGTGGACATAATGGTAGAAGCAAAACAAAAAGAATTAGCAATATTAAAATTTATAAAGAATGATTAAAGTATTAAAATCAATCGGACGGGCAGCATTAATTATATTAGGTGGATTAACACTTGGAGTTTCTTTATTTGCAATATGCAATAATATAACTGCAGATTGGGCAATTGTATCATTGGTTTGTATTTTAATAGGAATTACTGCATTTATAGATTACAAAATAAACAATTAATATGATAACAGGAATAGTAATATACTTAATAGGATTTTTTTTAACACTAACATTTTTCAAATACTTTGGAGTTAAGATAGGATTTGATTATACAAATAATACATCGTGGGATGATTGGAGTAGTAATGAGACAGCATATACTGCATTTGCATTAACATGGTTTGCAGTAGTACCAATGTTATTAATAGCAGGTATTATGCGAGCAGTATTTTTATTTTGTAAATGGTATTTAAAAAGATAAAACAATGACATTAGAATTTAGTTTATTAAGTAAATACAAATCGTTGGTGGGAATAGTAGTAGAAAGACACGGTAAGATGTTGAAAGATAATGATGGTAAACCATTGTTCCAATCAACCGTCGTTATTAGTTTAGGTTTCCTATTTGGTTATCTGTCACTACACTTTGATTTGGGTGCGGCAATAGCAATGGATGATATGATTACACGATATAAAGACACATTATAATATGCTAACAATTAAAAATCCACAAAGGTTAATAGGTGAGGAATATAGTGATTGGTTAAAAGTAATTAGTGTAAAAGAACATAATAATCATTATGAGTTTACATTAGCTAATAAAGAAATGAGCCAAATAGAAACTTTCTTATTACATAGAAAACGAACAGAGAATGGCAATTATATACTGGAATATAATAGTCACACACTATGGTTAAATAAAGATGAATTTGACACAATCGATAAGATTATAATTTGTATGCAAACTATATAAGAATATGCTAGTAATAAAAAACATAGATAAGATAGCCGGTAGACATATAGAAACAACATGTGGTATTTTTGAAATATACAATATAATACAAAAGGATCATGTATATGGATTTACATTGAGAAATTTTGATAATCATAATAACTTTGTTCAATTGAAGTTAGCTAGAACAAACCCAGTTTTATATAATGACCATTATCAGTTATCAATCAATGGATTTAGTGGAACATATGTTATGCTAAATGCTAGTGGGTTATCGGATAAAGAAAAGTTTTTAGAATGGATGGTAGAATTGTTGAATAGTCATTGGAATAAATAGCAGCGGGGGCTGGGGGGACTCGGTGTCGATTAGGAAAATTTTTTGATAGTAGAAAACATATATACAATGCTTACAATAACTAATATAGATAAGTTACAAAATGAAATGGTTGCATACAATGGTAGTAATTGGATGGTAACTAAAATCAATATTAATAATGAGTTAGATTACTACGGAATAGTGATACGAAAACAACCTGATACAGCAGGTGAATATATAGTATTCTACTTAATGAGAGACAGTGTTGGTGATGGGGAATATGAATTACATAGTAACAAAAGTAGTACAAAGAGACGGATACACACAACGGATATAAAGACTCTGTATAAATTCTTATCATTAATACAAAAAGAAATTCGTAGATTATGCTAAACATACAAAACATATTTAGAATAAGACATAAGACAATACAAATAGGTGGTGAGACGTGGACAATAGATGCGGTACATCCGGTAGACCTATTAGATGGTAATTATTACCAATTCAGTATACATTCATTCTTTAATAACCAAATGGTTTACATATTTTTGAATAGGGAAATCAAAGGTGAAAAACAACCTGTTCAAACCTATTATCATTTTGAAAGCAGAGGTGAATACTATGAGTTGACAAATAGTTGGAATACAGATGTGGTTACAATTAATAGAGAATTATTAAGTAGAGAAGGCCTGCTATTGTTTATGCAACATATGTTAGAAACGATAAAATAGAATACAATGCTAAAAATAAAGAATTACTATTATGATAACCCAATGGGAAAGAATTATTATTTCTTTGAGGGTTGTAGTATGTATAATGCATTAGAAAAGGAATTGGTTTATGTATTTTTTATAAGAGATAAGTATTGTGTTAAACTATGTGAAATTAATATAGCCAGAGAGCCTAATCCTGAGGGTAAGTATGGTATGTGGGGTGTGGCAGATGATACTAAATACCGAACAACGCCGACTAGGTATATAGATAAGGAACTAATAACGAATTGGAACTGGGTAGTAACCGATATGAATGGAATTATACATGATATATTAAGAATGCAACAATGCTAAGAATAGAAAACATAGATAAAATAATCAATCAAAGAATTGTATTAAATATAGTAAGGCCAGATAGGAGAGGAACTTATTATATACTTAACACATGGAGATGGTTGCAAGAGGGAAATGAATTATACTATTTTCATTTGAGACATATAAACAAATTACATAGTGATGTGAGAATAGTATTGAATAGGTTTAAGACAGGTGAGGGTTATATACTTTGGGACGAGGATAACCCAAATAATAGTATGTTAGTAACGGCAGAACAAATGAAAGATAAACAAACCTTTCTTAAAGCAATTGAATTAATAATGGTAATGAAATAATATGCTAACGATAGAAAACATACAACGATTAAAAAACAAAACATTAGGAAATAGTTTCTATTATGTTGATAGTATACGTGAGATTTTTGATTTAGACCCAAAAGGTTTTAATATTCATGACCGACGATACCAAATTGATATAACAAATAGAACATATACAAAAACAATAATGTTACATAGAGATCCAGAAAAATGGGAAGCGGGTTATTATTATTTGTTGAAATCTCACAATAAAGCAACTCATCTAAAATTAGATGAGATAAAAGATATGGATACATTCATTCTTAAATTAAGAGAAGTATGCTAAGTATAAATAATATAGAGAAGTTAACCGGATATTCAATACAATCGATTAATGGGTTGTTGTATGTAGTAGCGGAAATAAACACATTGAAAGATTGTTATATTATTCATTTGGAAGCCCATAACGGAAAGGGTAGTAGAGTGATAGAGAGAGTAATATTGAATCGAATAAAGAATAAGACAATAGATAAATATACTTTTAAGGCAATCGGTAATGGGAATATATGGGAAGTTAATTATGCTAATTTACATACAAAGACTGATTTCTTACATGAGTTACAATTATTTTTATACAATATAAAAAGTTTATAATGCTAACAATATACAATAAAGAAAAACTATTAGGACATGGTTTCATATCTAATGGTAAGGAGTGGCGGATAACAAATATAAAAGAATCATATAATGAGTATTATATAACCGTGGAGTGTGGTAATCGTACCTTTGAGCACTTTACATTTAAGTTGGATAGAGACAAAGGAAATAACGCTGGGTATGGTATGGTAACACTGGATTGGCATAATAACAATGTAGATTGGAATATAATATTTGCACATATGATAGAAACTAAAACTGCTATGATATGTGAATTACAATTGATAATGAATAAGTTTTATAAATAGTATGCTAATACTTAAAAACATACATAAAATTAATGGGTATTCACTAAATGTAAAAGGCAAAGGATATTATTTCAAAGGTTGGGATAATACTACAAGTGAAGTTACACATTTCTCAATAAGAGAGGTAGCGCCACCACATTTAGTAAGAAAAAATATAACCTTACATAAAACGGCAACCATAGTTTTTAATCCCCTTGAAAATAAGGATTGTTGTTTTTATAGAATTGAAGTTGAAGGCCAATCATATCATTATACAAAAGAAAGTTTAAGTACACCGGAGAAATTTAGAGATAAAATTGAGAACATATTAAACCGAATATAAATGCTAACAATAAAAAACCAATATAAATTAATAGCAGAAGATATTGTAGTATCAAAAAACGGAACAAACGAACATTGGATAGTGGACAATGTGGATGAAAAGCTGGATGTGTATGATATTATAGTATTGAGAAAGCAGGGTATATTTGATACAATAAAACGGACGATAAGAATATTAAGAGAAAAAAATGAATTAGGTATGTATTCAGTTAAAATTATACAAAGGGGTAAAATAATAGATAGGGATAATATACGATTAAAGAATATGAAAACGTCAGAGGGTATGTTAGATGAATTGAAATCAATAATGGAATTAATTGATATAGTATGCTAACAATACACAATATAACTAAACTTATTGGTAAACGTTTTTCAACAAAATTAAATCCTGTTGAAAGATGGATGGTATTTAGTGTAAATGAATATATGGACCATTATTCAATTGCGATAATTGCTGATAATGATAAATCATTAACATTTGATATACAAAGAAATAAAGATAATGGATCAATGGCATATAATGTAATAACAATGTGTGAAAATAAAGATGTGGATTGGAATAAATTAACTACAATTGATATATGTTCAGTTGATAATATATTACATTCATTAAAAGAATTAACACACTACTTTAATGCAATAAAATAGCGGGGCGGGGCTGGGGGTAAAAACGTCGTTACCCTAAATTTTTTTGATAGTAGAAAATGTATATATAATGCTTACAATAAAAAATAGAAACAAAATACTTGGTAGTGAAGTGGTGGTGAATAATATAACATACACAATAGATGGGGTATATCTATATGAAACACACTACAAAATACATTTGAGATGTTATCATGATAAAAGTGTTAGTGATGAATTGATATTGTTAAACCGAACAAGGAATACAAATACCAAACATACAAATAGGTATACATACTATGATATGTATTGGAATGTAGACCCACAAAACCGATTACTACTATCGGCACTTACAATAGGGAATATGAAATGGGTTATAAATGCGGTACAAAGAATATTAGAACAAATGAAATAAATAAGGTATGATAACAATACACAATTTAGATAAGATAATAAACGTAGGCTCATCGGTTAACAATTGGCGTATAAGTGGGACAGATGAAAGGATAGATGTTTACAACGATGTATATGCATTTTTTGTTTCTATAAATGGCAACTTACAAAATATATTCTATTTGAATAGAGAGAGCCAATATGTAGGTGGTAGAAACGAACCTGTTTATAGATTGTATAAGGATTTCGCCCATAGTAAAGTAAATAGATGGTTAAGTAGGCATCAAATATCTCCGTACTTTATAGGAAACTTAATTGATGATATGTTAAAAGAATAATATGCTAAAGATAACTAATCCAGAGAAAATACAACATGAAAGGATAGTAGTACCATATAGTGATGATGAGTATTGGATAGATGGTATAACGGAGCATTATACTCACTACGATATAATACTACTTTCAAGTGCAAACTATGGTAAAAAGGTATTGACCTTATTAAGAACTAAATACACTAATGCCGGTGGTTATCCATATGATTATTATACACTACTTAATGAGAGTACAACAAAGAGTATAAGAATGGGTGCAAAGTTAATCGAGGATAAAACAAAGTTTATAAAGGCTATAGCGGAATTGATAAGACCATAAACAAATAAGATATGCTAACAATAGAAAACATAGATAAGATAATAGATAAGTGGATAGTCATAAAAGGTAAGTCGTTTAAGATAGAGAAAGTTATTAAAACGACATCAAAATATATTATTGGTCTTATTGGTTATGCCACTACATTTGCACCAATTACATTAGTTTTGGATAGAGAGGAAGGGGGTAACACATATAAATTAAGAAAGGTTGGTAATGGTTGGGTTGGAATAGGATTATCTATCGAAGATATGGAAAATCAAAGAGTATTTTTACACACATTAGAAAACTATCTAAATACATTATAATATGCTAACAATACACAATATAGATAAGATAGTGGGAACGGAAATAGATACAAAGAGTGCAAAATGGTCCGTAGAGGATGTCACTATGGGCAATTCACACTATACAATAAAGGTAGTATTTGTAGATGGATATGTGGATAACAAAGTATATCCTAACTTTATATATTTTGATTTGGGTCGTAATAAACAAAATGGTCAGTATTATTCAATGGTATCGAGTTATGCATCAATAATGAATTGGGGATTATATAAGGGGCATATGATACGACCGATGGATTTCATAGTGGTATTAAGAAAACAATTAGAACAAATATAAAAAAATGAATAAGATAATATTAACAATCGTAATGGTCCTATCCCTATTAAGTGTTAGAGGACAAACATATCCAATAACAAAGAGGAGTTCCTTTTTAAATGAGGGTAGTATTAAAATAGGAAGTAAAGCGGTAATAATAAAAAATGAGTATGAGGATATAACGATTAAGATAACTAATAGGAGCACTAAAAGATTATTCGGTGGGTTTAAAGGAATTATAAGTGGGGTGGATGAGAATAATAATAAGTACACATTGAGTATTATGAAAAATCAAATACACATTGTTGGTGATATATGGAATGATAAGTTGGGTAAGTTTGAAAATAAAATAATAGTGTATGATATAGAGGGTAACGATACGTCAATACCCGATAAGGAAACAAATACTAATAGTGAACAAACGGAAAACAATAAATAAGATATGATAACAATAAAGAATGTAGGCAAATTATTAAACAATATCTTTAAGGATAAAACGGGTATGGAATGGTATGTAGATAAGATAGTATCGGACCCTACTGAATACCTAATAGTCGTAGAACAAAGGTATGGATTCAAAAAGGAAATAGTATCATTAAGGAGAGAGCTGGATAAGGAGATAGATGATAGGTATTTAGTCGGTATATCTAAAAATGTTGCATATAATCAAAGGGAATATAAGAATAAGATGTATATAGTAAAGGAACTAATAGAAGATAGAGCCTTATTCATAAAAAGATTAGAGGATTTAATAAATGATATAGTAACTAAACAATAGCGGTAATTCAGATAATATAAATAAAAACAATATAAAGGGATATGATAACAATGATACTACTAATCGTTATAGTCTATATACTAAATAGAAAACATAACGAACACATAGAGAGAATAGAGGAATTAGAGAATCAATTAAACGAAAGGTATAAGGAGAGAGAGGAAAGAGTAAATAAGAAACTAAGAAACATAAAAGAGCATAACATAACAAAACAAAAATTTAATTAATAAGATATGAATAACACTAACGAAAGAGCACAAATAAGAATAGAACTAATAGAAGGGGATAAAAAGATAACTACGTCAATGTATTTAGACAACTATTTAAAAACAAAAGAATTACATGGAATACCATTAGGAGATGATATGATAGGTAGTCTAATAGAGGAATTTAATAAACAAAATATAAAAGAATAGTATATGAAAGAAACAATTAAAAATATACTAATAGATTATGGGTATGGGGATGATGTGGACACGGTGGAAATAGATAAAACCGATTTAGATGAAATAGCTGATAAAATATTAGACCTAATTAAATAATATGAAAGGTATATACATAATAGAGGATAGCAAATTCAATAAACGATTTAAAGGTTATCACTTATATAAAGTAGGTCACTCATCATATATAGAGGAAAGGTTAAGGTCAATGCCTAATTCATTAACTAATACGATAGTAAAGTTAATTGATTTAAGGGAGTTATACGAAGCAAAGGATAGTTATAGGATATTACGAATAACTAATAGAGAGGATAGAGTAAAGGATGAGTTTATACAAAATAAAAATGTCCTAATACATCCCTTTAAGAATAAATACGAATTAAGACATTATCATTATGAAGTGAATGGAATGTATGATTATCTATTCAAATTAAAAGAGTCTAAGAAATCACAATACGATGGCAATTGGGGTCCAACGGAATGGTTTATAACAAAAGATTAGAAATTATCTAATAAAACATATCATTTATTAAATAGTATCAAATTATACGGAATATATATCACAATAGGTATATCCGTATATTGATATATAAAAGGACAATAATAAGGGTGTCCGTATAGTATTCAAACACATACTACCACTTTCACCCACATATTAACACTATTAGGGTGGACAAAGAAAACGGATAGTACAATAACCCTATCATAGCTGAATAAAGACCTTATCCATTCATTCAGTCGGACCGCAAAATTTTTTAGAGGATATTTTTACACACATAGGTAACGAAAAAAGGTCTGTAAAACTTTTGGTAGAATAAAATATTTATCGTATCTTTGACATAACAACGGGTTAGGACAGAATATAGTACATAATATTCTCAATCGTCTTTAGTTACTCCTTTTACAATCTAAGTAAGACACCTAACCCGTTAATTTTTTAATTATGAATATAAAAGAATTTAAGAGACATCACGCCATTAGAGTTATGAATTGGTGCAAACTCAATGTGGGCTTGAATTACAGGCGTAGCACGTTACCGATATTAGAGTGGCATAGTAAGGGCGAAGACTGTGGTGAGTATGATTTTGAGGATAATATAATTACAATATATAAAAACCAGCATGCTTCAGTACTGGAAATGATACATACTATAATACACGAATGGGTCCATTATAGGCAAAGCACGAAAAAATACTACGAATACGATGAAAAATTCGGTTATGCCGGCAATCCATTAGAGCATGAAGCCGATAAAATTGCTACGGACCTGAAATACAAATGCCGGAAAGACCTGTTTTATTAGAAATTATTTAAAAAAGCTCCGCCTGGAGATTGAAAATATCTAAAAAAAGGTGATATATTTAGATTTTTTCTAATATGTTCACCCAAAATACCCCAAATTACATAAAATACTGATAATCAATGACTTACACAAACCGTTGATAATCAGTTACTTGCGTCAAAAAACACATATATTTTTTTATTTAATGTGTAAGTCATTGATTGTCTAGCAAGTATTTCTAAAATTTCTTTAAAAAGCCATTGTTAGTCCAAAAAAAAGTCGTAATTTAGACTATTACCAACGGAGAGTAGGTAGTCACATTAAAAAAAATTATAATATGAATAACAAAATGACAAACGAATTTACTGACGTGGCTTATAATACTGCCCGTAATGAGAGACCTGTGTATATTAATTTTTCAGCTACTAAAATGAGTCAGGCTGTTAAACCTAATACTATTGTTTATTTTACCGACTTTATGGGTAAGCAACATAAGGTAGTATGTAGAAACAAACCCGAAATGAAAAAAGCGTGTGAGTTTTTTAGTATGTTGAAGCGTGAAAGTACCTTTATTAAGATGGTATTAAACGACTACCCAATGTACGCTACTAATAAAAAACAGGCGGCTAGTGTTAAACGTGAATTAAAGCAGTATTTGAATTTGAATACTAACCAGATTAACAATATACTTTTAATGAATATCGCCTAATATGATAACAATTTTTGAGGCATTAGTTATATCAGCCTTATCAATTATAACTTACACAATAGTATTAACTTTAAAGCAAATGTATGAAGAAAACAAGAAAGGATAGCAAACACTTAATATACGAAATTGAAAACAGTCTAACTGGTGACTCTTATATTGGAGTAACTAGTTTATCGCAATTCTATCATACTAAGTCGGTACGATACGCTGCTAATCGCCGTTTTCAAAAACATATGTATAAAGCTAAGACCGGCGAAAGTAAATGGAAACTACATAAGGACATGAGAAAGTATGGCGGGGATGTTTACAATGTATGGATATTAGATGTAGTTAAAGGTAAGGCCTTAGCTCACCAAATAGAAACCGAATACTTACAACAAAAATTATATACTTTAAATTCAACACACTAATAAATACTAATATGAAAAACACTAACGAATTTTTTAACAAAGTAAAAGCAAATCATAAAGCAATTAATCAATGGGAATATACCGATGGTAACGGCGATAAGTGGTTAGGCAATCAGTTTATCTATATGGCACATACTATATGGCACTACTATCCAGATAATGTTATTCAAATGATACCTTTGGATAGTAAACAATTAAAGGTAATTGCTAAACAATTAGACAAAACACCTACTGCGGTTCAAGCATATGCTGAAGCGTTTGTTCAATTAGGGTTTAGAAGATGGTTACATATACCAACATTAAGACGACAAGTATCAATGTTAAGAGAAACTTATATCGCATCACACTAATAAATTATAACAATATGAATCAAAACGAATTAACACCGGAACAACAATGTATGGCACAATTATTCAGCGTAATATGTGCAATCGTACAAAGTGACGTGACACCGCGAGCAACAGTCGAAGCTACAATGCAAACACTATCAATGATATTCAATAGAGAAGATGGTCCGTTTAATAGTAGTGAGGACCTAATAATGATAACGTCAGCAATGATTGATGGTATTAACACAATCGTAGATAATAAGAATAAGACAATACACGCACAAAGGGGTGCTGATATTTTAGGTGGTATGAATTGGAACTAATAAGGACCGGTAACAAAAATAATTTCTTTAATAATAAATTTTAACATATGAATAACGCAATTACAAAAACAATGAAAACCCTAGTGAATAACAATAAAAACATCTATGATATAGTGTATAATGGTATTAACCACAATCATAGAAAGCAATTAGCAGAGTTCGTAGATGGATTTGAATTTAAGAACATTAAACAATTTGTGAGATGTGATTTCGCTGCTCTTAATGAAGATATATATCATTTGAGCACAGCTAAGTTGGTAGCATTAACTGAATTACAAGAAAAATTAGAAAAGTATATGAATAAGATTAAAGTAGCTGATACTAATAAGAATTTAAGAAGTGCAAGAAAGGCGGTAGCTAAAGTAATTAAGAAACAAGCTGCTAAACGTAAAGCAACAAAGGTAGTGGCAAAGAAAACAAAGCCGGTAGCAAAAAGAAATTCAGCTAAAACAAATATTAAAGACAAATATACTAAATTATATAAGATAGTAAGTAATTATAGCGATAGCTTATTACAAGACGTATATAGTGTAGTATATAAGGATAACGTATTAAAACGCTTTGTGAATGATAGATTAGCGAATAAGTACATAGAGCAAGAGGTATTAGTGAAAATGAACGAACACGCTATACGAACTGCAAAGAAAACAAAAGTATTAAAAGCTGAATTAGAGGCAGAATTTGAAGGATAAGATTTTTTATTTGTTGGGTAGATTTTTTTATTATTTTTTAGACCGGGTGTTTCCACACTCGGTTTTTTTATGTCCAAAATTTTTTATCAACAAGTGTGCATAACTAAGTCCGACTTCTCCATTTCTTGTAATTCGACATATTAAAAAAAATTTATATACGGGCCACATACACATATATTCGAGGGTAAAAATTTTCACGTATAGGATTATTATATAGTTAAGTGGTGACCACCCTATAAACGTAAGTGACTGGTATCACTTTAACAAAAATAAATAATGTAATATATATTGGTATAAATAAAGGTAATATGGGAGAGATAAACATTTTCGAATATAAAGGTTTCAAAGATACATTTAGAATGGTGGCACCACTTAAGCATGGAACCCGTTGGTTGGAAAGTGCGTGGTATTTAAGTAAAGATGGTTACTCCGGACACTCCCCCAATGAATTAAAATCGGCTCTTTTCAAATCACCAACTACGACATCCTCAATACAAATAAGAAAAACTAAAAGGGAATTGATAAACCCTAATACCTTTTTTGTTTGGAGAGACCCATATGATTGTTTTGTTTCAGCTCTAACTACGGGGGCTTGGGAAGAGAATACAATATGGGATGGAACTAATGAGAACTTAGATATATTAATGGTTAAGAATGAACACTTCTATCCCTTTATGTGGCAAAACATTTCAAAGATATTAGATGAGTGTATGGTAGATGATGGAGAGGTTGGGTTTGTACATTTATCCGAACTTAGTAAATTTTTTAGAATAAAGACCCTTTTGAATGTAGATTATAAAAGGGAGAACTATACGTTTGATGATAAGATTAAGGGAGGTTTAAGGCCCGATGAATTAATAGAATTGTGTAAGAAGTGGCATCCCGATTTATTTAATAATTTTTTAGAAGCCATAGAGTTAGAAAGGGCCGCTCTTAAGGGGTTGGTTGATAGGTGGGGAATTTCTACTAAGGTAAATATAATTTAAAAAATATGAATCGTTTGTGGGTATTTGGTGATAGTTTTTCAGCTCCTTATATTAATGCGTTTGAAAAGGGAAAGGATTATATTCAATGGAAGGGTTATAGACCTAAAATATGGGAAATACCGATTGGGTTAGAAACAATACAAAGTGAAACAAATGGTAAGGTAATGGATTTACATTTTTCGGAAAGGGGACAAGAGGATTTGGCCGATATTATCCTAACTAAAATAATCTAATAAAAATTTGGGTATTTACTTCTTTTTCAGTATCTTTATAATAATAAACAAAGATATATGAATACAATTGATTTCAACTCGCCAACAATACTTACGGCAAAACAATATGGTAGAACCGTTACAATCGAATTAGACCATAGTGATACTTCTATTGATGAAGTTATGGATGGTTTTATAACGATACTAAACGGTTTGGGATATTTACCCTCCACCATTAACGATTACTTTAAAGATAAGGTAATGGATATATACGAAGATGAACATCAAATTGTTAAGGATGCTCTCGTTACGGAAGATGATTTGGACCTGGAACACGTTATATGGAATTGGGAAGAAGATAATCAACGTATGGATATCATTGGTCAAAATGGTAATGAGGGTTTACACTACGAAGAGAACGAAGAAGATTGTGGATGCAATGAATGGGGAAACGAACCCGAAGAAGATGATGAGTATACGAATGATGAGGATGATATAATCGAATGGGAAGATACTTTGGAAACTCCTAATAGAGATTACAAAGGTATTGCCGTAGAACATCCTACATTTGATTGGGATGGTGAAACGAATGAGGTATTGGATTCCATACAACGTTCTATACAAATTCTAAATGAAAGATTTGATGTAATGGAAGAGAAATTAGATGATATGGAAGGGGAAGTATATAAAATAGCTTTGGGTCCAATTAAAGAAAGTTTAGTAAAGGCAAAGGAAGTGTATGATAAGAGTGTAGTAGAAACCCAACGTCAATTAATGGAGAAAGCAAAAAGGGCCGCTGAGAGGTGGAGTGAGGAAGTAAAAGCAAATCACAAACCCATTAAGTTCGCCGAAGATATAGTAGATATGGAAACGGGTGAGGTATCTAAAGAAGATGGTGGTTTCAATTCTCCACTATATAAGCAAGTAAGGAGGGAACCCGATACACCCGTTACACCAAAGAAAATGGATAAGACTGTATATACAAAAGGAAAAATAAAAGAATTAAAAAAGAAATAATATGATAGGAGCATTTTTATTCGGAATGGTATTTGCATGGATTCTAATACTACACATACACATAACAATATTAACAAAAGGAAGAGAGGATTAATAATGGAAAGAGAGATTTGTCCTATACACGGAACTAAGTTAAATGAGGATGGATTGTGTGGGACGTGTTTAGAGGGGAATAATAAATAAAATATATAGTGTTTACAAAATTTAGAAAAACGACTTTAACCCCACCCCAATTCCGCTCCACCCCTCCCCACTTAAAAATTATAAACTATGGCAAGAAAAACATTATTAACAGGAACACTAACAACAGTATCAGGATTATCTGGAATGAATACGATATCAGGTGGTACAAATTATACTACTACATACAATCCTGCATACTATCCATCAACCGGAGTTATAACAGGTGCAACTACAACACCCCTATATACATCACCTAATATTGTAAACAATCCTAAACCTATATTTGTAATGAGGTTCAGAGATAGTTTAAGTGATTGGGATTTTAGTAAGATAAAGGATGATATATTCAAATCCGAATTGGCAAATGATTATCACGTTATATGTGTTCGTAATGGTATAGATAAGGATGAGTTTGAAATGTATAACGCCGATAAGATTGAAAGACAAGAATTTAATGAAATGATTAAACAGATAACGAAATGAATAAAATAGTATTAGAAAAGTGGGATATGGTTGAAAAGGAAATGAACAAAAAATTTCCAGGTAAACCTTATACTATGTGTTCAAGTGTTTGGAATGATGGTGATTTTAGAGTAGAAGCTAGATATGGTGATGATAAAGATATTCATATAATAGATTGGTATAGTGGTAGAGGTGAGATTAGATATTACACAGATCCAGTGGTTGGATTAGATGGAGTAAAAATAACTGAAACTGGTCAATGGTTATATATCCCAACCCATTTAATGAAATATTTAAATGATAAAACAAAACAAAAATGACAGATCAAGAAACAAAAGAAATGTTAGAATCAACGTTAGGACCAGAAATTGATGCGTTAGCACAAGAAGTATTTGACGAAGGAGAAAACATTCAAGAACCACAACCAGAATCAACATTAGAAGTAAACAACCCTATACAATGGTATGAATTTGATTTTGAAAAAGTTCAAACAATTGATGATATTAAATTAATTTTATCTTCTATGGGTATGAAGTTTAACGAACAAGTACCTAACTTTGATACATTAAAAGAGATTTCTAAAAAGATAGATTAATTCTAGTTACCATATATTTATTCCTAAAAGGAGTAACATTATGGCAAAGGTATCATCAGACAATCGTAAGGTTTCATTCGGAGTTAGAAAAAGAGGTTCCGCTCAGAAATCTTATAACAAACACACCCCTAAACCTAAGAAGTATAGAGGTCAAGGAAGATAGAAATGTTTAGTAGAGAAGTAACAAATGATTATGGTTCATATAGTAGAAAAGACCCAAATACAATCTTATTTAAGGGAGTGTTTGATAAAAACTTTATAGAACTAAAGACAGTTGACCCTAATACGGAAACTTATAAAGTATTCAATTGTCCTTCTCAATCTATTAATTTCGCAGTAAAGTTGGGGAGTAATACATATATTCCCCAACATTTATTTGATAGGTTAGTAACGGAATATAACGAAAATAATCCATACTATACTGTCAATGATTTAGTTACAATAGAAATGGATTTATCTAAAACAATTGCATACATAGAAGGAAAGTATGGTGCAAAGATAGAAACCAATACTATAACTTATGTAGGTACGACTGTTCCAATTAGTAGTTCAGTTAGTGGTTCTCAATCAGGCTCACAAATACAAGTAAATGCAACAGCTACAGTCGGTGTAAGTAGTAGATTAGAATTAGCCGGCGTTACATCTTTAGATTTTCAATTTTACAATAATAACAATCCGGATTCAATAAACGAAGAAGCAGTAATACAACATATATTATTTTTGTTTGATGAAACCAATGTTAGGATTAGTGGAAAATATACTAACTTACCATATCAATTAAACGATGCTTCTCAAAGTGTTATATTGGCAAATTTACCAGCATCAACTGATGTAGTAAAGCCAGTAACACAAAGGGTAACTAATTTGGATGATTATTTGAGAGATGTAAAAAGAAACTAATATTTATATATGGATACCAATAAGTTATTAAAAATTACAAATATGTACGCTAAAACAAGTTGGAGAAAATATTTTGATGAGGGTGCCTCTCCGGCAGTTCAACAATACTTAGCTGATAATGGTGATAAGTTATATCCATGGATTTTACAAATAATACAACAGGCGGTTGAGGATAATTTAGAAGAGGTTGCTATTATTAAGTTTACCGACTCTAAAATGTTTGCTACTATCGATAAGAGTGAATATAAGGAACTATTGAATAGAATGATGGATTACTTCATTCAAAAGGAAGAGTACGAACAATGTGTGGGTATAAGGGATTTAATCATAGCTATCGATAATCCTCCCCAACCAAAACCTAAGAGAAAATATACAAAGAGAAAGAAAGATTAGATAAATTAATATGTTACGATACAAAATAGAAAAGGGATTCCTATCAAAAGATGAGTGTGATGAAATATTAAACTTTTCTTTAAGAAACTTAAAATTAGAAGCTGGTCGTATTGGTGGTAGTGATACTCCAAACTTAAAAATTAGAAAGTCAAATGTTGCATTCTTTGATTATAATGAAAAATATCCAACACTTACCAATAGAATTTTAGATATAATAACATCTGATTTTAAATTTAATGGATATACTTTGGAATTTAATAATAGATTTCAATTTACTGAATATAAACCTACGGATTTTTATAATTGGCATACCGACTATACAATAAACGAATTTGGAAAAAGTAGAGTGTGTTCTATGGTAATACAATTGAATGATGATTATGTTGGTGGTAATTTAGAATTAAAAGATGATAACAACAATATAATTCAATTGGAAAAAGGTGTAGGGAATTTATATATATTTTTATCCGATACCGAACATAGAGTAGATAATATAACATCAGGTACAAGATATTCTTTAGTTAATTGGTTAAATACAAGCCCAATAGAGGGATATAAAAAAACATTAATATAATATGGAAATTAGACATAAAATATCAATTGAGGATATTGAACTTATAAAAAAAATTTACAATAAAGGAACCGAAAATTCTGGTGATGATGTAAATAACATTTATAATAAACGATTCAATAAAGATGATTATAATTTAGATATAATAAAAGCTAAAGCATTTTTTTGTGATTTGTATAATGATGAGTTAGTTAATGTAGTTAAAAAATATATTAAAATAAATCCGGATGAATATATTGCAAATGTACATTATATAAATTATGGTGTTGGTGATGAAGCAAAAACACATGTTGATAAAATAGCATCAATACGAACTTATATTATTATGTTAAATGATAATTTTGAAGGTGGTGAATTTTATTTAGAAAATAAATTAATACCATTTAAATTAGGAGATATGATTGAATTTGATGCCAATAAACCACATAGGGTTGCACCAATAAAGTCAGAAAATAGAGAAGTATTAGTAGTTTGGATGAAATGGAATAAAAAGGACAAGAAAAGTTTATTATAATGAAAAAATATATTTTTGGTCCACAATTGATAAAGTTAACGGTTTCAAATGAACTAGTTAGTGAATTATTGGAAACAGGTTTAAAACAAACTAATCCATATAATAAAGTTCTTGCAGGTAAGATAGAGAATGAATTTGGATTTTCTATTGAAGATAAGAATAAATTTTCTAAAAAGATTGAGCCATATATTGAGCAGTATATAAGTGAATTACAAAAAGATAAAAATAATAAAATTAAATTAGATTATATATTCGATGATATATGGATAAACATTCAAAGAACAAAGGAATATAATCCACCTCATACACATAGTGGTCATATATCATATGTAATATATGTAAAAATAGATAATGAAATGTATAACGAAATAAATGAATCAAATGGTTCACCTGCAGGTTCTATTACATTTCAATATGGTTATCCGAATAAAACATCTGGTGTACAAAATAATATATTTGCAGATATAGATGATTTAATTTCACCTATATATGGATTTAATCATATTCCAAAAGTAGGTGAGATGTTTATTTTCCCATCTTACTTAACACACCAAGTAGAGGCGTTTAATACTCCAAATATAGAAAGAATATCAATTGCTGGTAATGTAATCTTAAAAGGTATTAGTGGACTTATATGATAAAATTAATTTGGACATATGATGGTAGGGTTGAAAAGACATACGATGATGAAAGACATAAAATAGTTCTTATAAATCATTATATTCTATCAATGATAACAGCAAAGGGATTGGGGTATGATATAATCGTTTATTGTGATAAAAATTCAGTAAACTATTTTAAAGATATTGCAGACGAACTTATTTATTTAGAAAATAATCTATACGAAAAAATATGGGATTATCCTAAATTGTATGTATTAGAAAATAGAAATGATAATTTTCTATTAATAGATGGAGATGTTATTTTAAATAAAAGATTACCAGAACTTACGGATGAATTAGTATTTGATGCATTTGAAGATGGTAATTGGAATTTTGAATATTTGGGAATAATTACACAATTGAAAGAATTAGGAATTGAAAACCATATACCATTTTGGTCAGTAGAACGATTGCCTGTTATTAATACAGGAATTTTATATATTAGGGATATCGAATTTAAAAATGAATATGTAAAATATTGGAAAATACTTTATAATTTTATTTTTTCTTTAGATAAAACATTTGATAAAACAAAAATTGCAATGGTAACTAGTCAATTTCTTTTAACAATTTTAGCAAAATATCGTAAAGTTGAAATGAAAAATATGAATAAATATAGAAGTGAAATGGGTGAATATTATACACATTATTTTGGTATACATAAAATGACAAATAATTTGGTACCTGATAATAAAATTATTAAATACAATAAAAGTTTACTATAATGAAACAACTTGCGGTTTTAACACAAATATTTAATTATCCAAAATCATATATGCCGGCATTTTATGATAATGCATTAAAATATTTTAACAAAGAAGATATTCATATTATTAGAGAAAACGAAGGAGAAACAGCTGGAAAAGATATTGATACTTTATTATTTTTATTTAAGGTAATCAAAATAAAAGAATACATACAGAATAATTTACTAGGTAAATATGAGCATGTTTTATATATGGATGCAACCGATACAAATTTTATAAAAAATCCATCGGATATAGTATTTGAATTTAATAAACACAATAAATCAATAATATTTGGTGGAGAGATGGTATTATATCCACATACGGAAAATGATTACTTATATGATTATAAACCAAAAGAAACTGAATTTATTTATTTAAACGCTGGGGTATGGATTGGTAAAGTTGAAAAAGTTATTCAACATATGCAGCAAATGATAGATAATGTTGAATGCATATATGAAGATCAAGGAAGGTGGACATATCAGTATTTACATAATGATGATATTATGATTGACCAACATAATCATTTCTTTTTCAACACATATAATGCAGCAGATTATATTAGTATTACTAAAACAGGAGTTACATTAAAAAATATGTATCCATATGTTATTCATGATAATGGTCCTAAAAGTGGTAATACATTTAAAATTTGTGAGTTTTATAATAATAAAAAATCAAATAAAACTTTAATGTAATGAAAAAACGAGAACATATTATGTTGTTTTCACATACATTCTATTGGGGATTTCAACGGCCGAAGTTATATGGTAAAAATATTTTTGTTGAAAGAATACCATCTGATATATTAAGTGATATAATTAATAATAACATATCTTTAAATATTCATTTAGTAGAAGAGGGTGATATTGATGATACTGCTATTAAATTAGTAGAAACTCAACTTACTGAATTGGGTATATCATATGAAAATGTTTCTTTTACACATTGTTGTTATAAATTCCCTACTACGAAGATAAACGCAATTTTTTCAGATATGCATTTTAATTTAAAATCAAAGCAGGCGTTTACATTAAATAATACAAATAAATTATTTAAAGGTAATGATAATAAACGAAAGTATAAATTTCATATTCCAAATAGAAGATTAAGAAATCATCGCATAAAATTATTACAAGAATTATTTTTATACGATAATAATTTTATAGATAATAATTTAGTTTCATTTGATATCGATGTTTATTCTAATACCGAGGAATTGAACAAATATATAAAAAATCAAAAGTTTGCGGAATGGATTTTTAGTAAAAAACAAAGAAGGATTGATGAATCAAATATGATTACATTAGATGGTTACAATAGTGAATTTATTAATGTATACGAAGATTCATATATAACAATTATAACTGAAACTTTTTTTTATGAAAACTTTTATTATATGTCTGAAAAAACATATAAACCTATTATGCACCACCACCCATTTATTGTATTCGGAAGACCTTTTTCTTTACAATATTTAAAAGATATAGGATTTAAAACATTCCATCCTTTTATAAATGAAGAGTATGATAACATAGAGAATAATACAGATAGGTTTAATGCAATACTACATGAAATAAAACGATTAGATACATTATCAAAGGATGAATTACACGATTTAAATAAAAACTTAAATGATATATTAGTATATAATCAAAATTTATTAATAGAAAGAGGAAAGAATATGTTTAAAAATAAATTTATGTAATGGAAATTTTATTAACAATTGCAATTCCAACCATAGAACAAAGAAAAGATTGTTTTATTGAATTATATAATGAAATAAAAAGACAATGTGAACCATTTGGAGATTTGATTGAAATAATATATTTGTGTGATAATAAGGAAATAACTATTGGTGCAAAACGTCAAAAATTAAATAACATAGCAAAAGGAAAATATATTGTACAATGGGATGATGATGATTGGATTCATCCACATGGTATTGATATTATAATGAAAGCATTACCATCAAATGCAGATGTAATATCATATAATTATTCTTGTAATGTACCACTTACAGATTACACTTCTTTTCCAAGAAATATTTCGATTAATAATAAAGGGTTTGTTGATAATAAAAATAAAATTTTATATACAATACCAGATTGTAAAAATCCAATAAAAAAAGAAATTATAGAAAAAGTAATATTTAATGATATTAATTTTGGTGAAGATTTTTATTACAAATTAGATTTAGTTCCCCATCTAAAAATCGAATATAAAATTGATGAGCATGTTTATCAAATAATGAATAGAAGCAATGAATTATTTAAATTAGATATAAGACATAATTTAATAAGAAACAAATTAATATAATGGAAATATTACTAACTATTGGTATACCTACAATTGAACAAAGAAAAGAATGTTTTAATGAGTTATATGCCGAATTAAAAAAACAATCAGAACCATTTGGTAATTTAATTGAAATAGTGTATATTTGTGATAACAAAGAAATGACTATTGGTGCAAAAAGACAAAAGTTAGTTGATATATCAAAAGGTAAATATGTTGTAATGTGGGATGATGATGATTGGATTCATCCACATGGAATAGAACTAATTATGGAAGGATTGAAAAGTGATGCAGATGTTATATCTTACAATTATAGTACTGACATTCCAGTTGATAATGTTACCAATTGTAACAGAAAAATATCAATAGAATATACAAACGAATTAATAGATGGTGTATTGTTTGTAAAACCAGATTGTAAAAATCCTATAAAAAGAGAATTGATAAACAAAGTTAAATTTAGAGATACAAGTTGGAGTGAAGAATTTTTCTTTAAAATGGATTTGGCTCCTTATTTAAAAACTGAATATAAAATTGATGAGGATATTTATCAAATATTAAATCGAAGTGGAGAAGATTTTAATTATCAAAGAAGATATAATCTTAAAACTACCAAATTAATATAATGGAAATTTTATTAACAATAGCAATACCTACCATTGAAAAAAGAAAAAAATTGTTTGATGAATTATATAATGAATTAAAAAAACAATCAGAACCATATACTGATACTATTGAAATTATTTCATTATGTGATAATGGTGAAATGAGTATTGGTAATAAAAGGAATGCATTAAATGAATTGGCTAAAGGTAAATATATAGTTCAATGGGATGATGATGATTGGATTATGGATTGTGGTATTGATATGATTATGAAAGGAATTAATGAAGATGTAGATGTGATATCATTTAACCAATGGTGTAATATAGAACAATGGGGTAAACTTAAAAATTTTCACAAATATTGTTCAATACGATTTGCACCACCTAATAATAAAATCGATTATGAAAATGCAATAATGAATTTTACACCTGACCAAAAAAATGTTATAAAATCTGAATTGGTTAAGAAGATAAAATTTTATGATATCAATCATGGTGAAGATTCATATTTTATGAGGGATATATTGCCTTTATTAAAAACAGAATATCATATAGATGAATTTATTTATCTTTATTTAAACAGAGGAAATGAAACGATGAATCCATTTGAAAGATATAAAATTAAAAAATCAAGTAAATTATTATAGTATGGTATTGGGTGAAAAATATTATGTTATAGATGATATAATAACTACCGATTTACAAAAAGAATTGCTAAATTATTTTGATAACAATTATAAAAATTGGGTTCATTTTAAAAAAGATATATCACATGGAGATAATCATGGATTTTATGATTATGAATTTCCAGCTTGGTCAATTGATATAAATTCAAAAACTAAGGTAGATTCTAATATTATTGATATTGTTAAAAATATAGAAAACACAGTATTAGAAAAAATTGATATGAAATTATTATCTAATTACAGATATAAGTTAAGTTGTTATCCACCTATATCACCTTATCCGGATAGTGAAGTTTTTTTAAGACAGATACATACTGATAAAGACATACCTCATTTAGTTATGGTATATTATGTTAATGATACCGATGGTAGTACAACACTTTTTAGAAATAAATTAGGAAATACACCTATAATAAATAATAAAGTTGAACAAGAAGCAATAACGGGTGATTTTAAAAATTTAGAAGAGATTGTATCCGTATCACCAAAGCAAGGTAGAGTTGTTGTTTTTGATGGTATATTGTTACATACACCAGGATGGCCGAAGGAACACAATAGATATATTATAAATTTCAACACTATTGTAAAAACGGAAAATAAAAGTATCATATGAAAAATATAATAAAATATGAATCATTTTTTAGTTCAGAACTATACACCGAAATAACTGAATATGTAAATTCTTTAATAAGAAATAAATCTGGTTTATTTAATACAAATCTTAGTTGGCAAGATAGTTTAAAAGGTAATAGTGGATTGATTGCAAGATATGAGTTTGGTAAAAACGAATTGGATATTCTTAGAAAAATTAAATTAGAATGTGAACCTAAAATTCCATATGTAATTACAAACATTGTTATTCATATTTTTCCACCATTAAGTTACATTACATGGCATGATGATACGCATGTTAAAGCAGCATTGACAGTTTATTTAAATGAAGAATGGAATGATAATTGGGGTGGGTATTTAATGTATAAAGAAGATACTGAGATAAAGGCAATTAAACCTGATAAAAACTTAGCTGTTTTGCAGATGGATGGTGTAGAACATTCTGTAAGTTGTGTAAACATAGGTGCACCTAATAGAATTACATTACAATTTTTTTTAGATAAAGAACAAAAATTATTTTAAATATGTGCAATAAAATAATAAAAATTGAATCGGCCTTAACACCAAATGAAAATGTAATTATGTTAGATTATTTTAAAAATAATAAATCTAGTCAATGGTTTGATGGAAATTATAAAACATTTGAACATGCAGAATTACCATTGAAAAAAATACTAAACAAAATAAATGAATATGTTGATTTATCAAACATGGTTGGTATAGAATGTTGGTCACATGTCAACACACATCCTGGATGGCACATAGATTCAGATGACGTTTTAAAAAGTAAAACAGGTGAAATTAAAACACCCATTTGCAGTATAGTATACTATGCAAAAATTGAAAATTTAATTGGGGGAAATTTGATAACAGAGTTGGAAACATACACCCCAAAAACAAATGAATTAATTACATTCCCAAAAGGATTATTACATATGGTAGAACCATTTAGAGGTGAACGAATTATAATCGCAATAAATCCATGGGATTATAAAATAGAAAAATATAAATTAAACAAAACATTACTTTAATATAATTTTTTTAAAAATTATTATACTTATAGATATAAACAAAGAAAATAGAAAAATATGAGAACCGTATTAGTTGGTACTGACTTTATGTATGATAACTCAGGTAATTTAAAGCCTATTGAAATCAATACAAATGTTACTTTAAATCCAAACAGCATTATAGAAAAGGTAGAAGATGTATTCAATTTTGAAGCATTAGAAGCATTTATTACAAATAACAATTTTACAAAATTAGTGTATATTGGGGATATTGCAGAATTAAATCAGGCATTAAGTCCATTTTGTAATACACATTCAATTGAGTATACTTACTACAATGTAGGTGGTGATTCATTGACTGTACCGTATGTTGAGGATGGTGATGATATTTTAATTATCAGAAGTGCATATGATACTACCGCTATTATAGATGATACATATTGTGCAGATAAGAGTAATTTTTTACAATTAGTTGGTAATTCAACTTTTGGTTTACAATACGCATTAACTGATTCAAATGGTACTTTAATAAATACAATTAATGAAATTAAGGATAATGGAGTGCACCCAAACTTTATTATAAAATCAAGATATCCTAACTATGATATTAATGTATATCCTAAATTATTAAAAATAACAACTCAGACTGATTTAGATAAAGTAATTGATTCTTTGGGTGACCAATATATTTTAACTGAATTTTTATTTAATGCAGATAAATTATTGTTTGGTTCACATATTCAAACTATAAGATCATATAATTTGTTATATCCACCTACATTAGAATCAATTAGTTTGGGACAAAACACACAAATACCAGAATTGGATTTATTTAGTGAAACTCCAACTTATAATACTGATACTTTTGAATTAGAAGATCTTTCTAGAGGAAGATATTTAACTAATGTTGTTAGACAATCTGGTCACCCTAAATTACGCAATACCGATAAAATCGAAATGGCAGATGGTACTTGGAAATTTCCATCTGAATTAAAGGAAGATGATATTATTAAAACAATAGTGTTCCCAAATCCAAATAATACCGATACAACAAATGAATCTGCTAATTTCCATATGGATTACACAACATTTGTTAGTGGTTTAACTTATACAACTGCACCACTTGGATATGTGATACCATTACAAACATATTCAAAAATTGCAACAATAACTTTTACCGATGGAACTACTTGGACCGATGGTAATGTTGTAAGTTTTTTAACACTTAGAGATAATGAAGTTAGATGGGTAGTAAGTGGTGATTTAATTAATGGTGACCAATTAATCGGTGTAAACACAACTAATACGGATGATGCAGCGTTTGATGCGTTATTAAAGACCGTAAGTTCAGTAGTAGTTGAATCTACTATTTTTGAAGGTTGGATTGTATCGGTTAAAAGTGCAGAACACTGCTACATTGTAAAAGATACTACTACGGATAATACATTTGCATTATTTGAACATAATTTTGGTTGTGGATCATGTGCAAGTTGTAATGGACAATGTTATGTTTGCCCAAATAAAACACAACCTTATTGTAATGTACAACACATTTGTACAGCACCTAACTGTTAATTTTAAAATATATAAAATATGAGCAAGATAATTTCTGATACTGATATCCAAGCTATGAATACTATTGTTACCCAAATTGGTAATTTAATAGTTACAACACATTCATAATATTAAATAAAAGGTTATATGTTGAATTTTAAAGAAATCGTTGAAGCATGGATTATTGCGGGTAATCCAACACCGGCACAAAAGGAACTAGCGGAAGCTAGAGGTAAGATTTGTGATGAGTGTCCTTCTAAAAAAAGATTATTTAAAGAAAAGAAGTGGGGTGAATTTTGTAATGAATGTGGGTGTCCAATTGGCAAAAAAATATTCACAAATGAATATAACCCATGTCCCTTAAAAAAATGGGAAAATGTAGATGATACATTTTTCATACAACAAAAAAAGAAGAAAACTATTTTTTAAATGATTATTGAACTTCACAATATTTTATCAAGTGAAGAATTAGAATTTTTAAATTTAAAATGTTTAGATTTTAATACGGATAATTTTGATAAAATTAATAGAAAAACTAGTTCAAATTATTACAATAGAGTTTTTATTGATAATAAAGATTTGGAAATTTACTATTCAAAATTAAAAATTGCATTACAAAATAATGTAAATATTAATAGATTTAATGTAATCGATTTTTCTAAAGTTAATAGTTGGATTAACAAAGTTGTACCCGAAACAAATAAGAATGATGATTTTCATCATGATATGTCGTATATGACAGCGGTTACTTATTTAAATGATGATTTTGAAAATGGTGAATTTGAATACAAAGATAAAGATTCAAATATTCATAAAATTAAGCCTAGCACAAATAAAACACTATTAATGGATGAAACTTTAATGCATAGAGTTTCTCCGGTTAAAAGTGGAGTTAGATATAGTTTAATCACATTCTTTCAGTTCGAATCAAAAGAAAAAAAGACATTATTATAACTAATTGATTATCAACAAGTTATAAAAAATACCCTAAAATAGTTGGAAATTAGGTAAAAAAGTCGTATCTTTGACTATAAACATTAAACTCTAAGATATGAAGATTTTATCTATTATTGGTATTATATTTTTATGTGCATGTAATAAAGAAGTTACTACACCAATACCACCACAACATTCAGTTTTATTTTCGATAGATTCAGTATTAAATAGGACAGGTTCAAATTCACTTACTTTGGATAAGAATGGATTTTATCATATGATTATTGATACAATGTCTTTCCAAAACTTAGCTCGTATAACAGGTACATTTTTAGTAGATGGTAAACCAAATAAAATACCATCGCCGGTTGATGAACAAATATTATGGAGTAGTGACCATTTTTGGGTACTAAGTGCAGGTGATACTACGGCACAATTAGTAAAAACATATTTCAATACATTCACTGGAAAATTAATGACTGTTAATCTTAAACCATTAATTTCATATCAATCATATTTAATTCCTACAATAAATCCGGTTTCTTATTCAGATAGAAGTAGTGGTGAAGTTAATACAATGTTCGCACCAGTTTCGGCAATGAAAGGTGATACGATTACAATTACAGCTAAAGCAAAATATACAATAGAAATCCCAGTAGATAATTTGTTTTCAAAGATTAAACTGGATTCAATTCAAAAATCAATCAAAATTATTTGTGATTAGAATAAAATTTAGTATATTTGAGTATGATTACAATGCCGCAAACACCAATTACCGACCATTCATTTAAGAAGTGGGGAGCAATTAAAATAGAGGAAAGTGATGAAGATTCAGAATTTTATTATTGGATATTACCACTACCAAAAGAAGATGATGATGTTAGTGATAGACCTACACTTATATCAATAGCAAACGATGAATGGAAAACAATGGATATTAATGAGGGTGAATATTTAATGACCCTTTTTGATAATTTACCAATGTTAGAAACCGAAGAAGAAGTAGAATTATTATATAAAATCTTAACAAAAGAAAATCTAACAAAATGAAAAAAACAGATGTAGAATTAAAGCAGAACTATGATAAGTTTCTTGCTATTATTAAAAAGTATTTTACCGGAGAAAGATTAGACAAGTTATTGTTTATGTATTCGGAAGATGAATTAGGTGGAAATTTGATAGTATCACCTGCGAGTGGTAATGTAAATTATCACAATGCGTATGAGGGTGGTTATATTGACCACATCTTTAATGTATGTAAAAACGCAATTAAAATGAAAGAGTTATTTGCATCGCAAGGTGGTAATATTGATTTTACTGATGAGGAATTGATTTTTACTGCTTTACATCACGACTTAGGTAAATTAGGTACTAAAGAGCAATTAAATTATGTACCAAATGATAGTAAATGGCATGTTGAAAGAGGAGAAGTTTATAAGAGAAACCCACAATTATCATATTTAACCGCAACGGATAGAACTATGTTATTATTAAATCAATACGCAATTGCAATTACTGAAAATGAATATTTTGGTATTAAATTAACCGATGGTTTATATGATGAAGATAATCAAAAATATTATAAGGTTTTTGATACAAGTAAATATCTTAAATCAAACATACAATATGTAATGCATTGGGCAGACCATATGAGTACAATTATTGAAAGACAGTCAGCAAAATCTGACACATTTACTTTCAATGTTGGAAAATTCTAACAAATTGTCAGTTTAATCCTAATGGTACGGATATTGTATTATATAGAGTATTATTAACAAACAAAAACATTAAATTATGTATTTAGTAGATTACAACAAATTAGTTGAAGACTGGTTCTCAACAGATTACAGTCAGAATTGGAAAACAACAGGTACTAAAACCACTTTCAAAACATCATCACAAAGAGTAGCAATTGATATTACAGATGATGTATTAGAGATTGGTTTATTAGTACCAGGACATTCAGCAGAGACATTAACATTAGATTATGAGTCTGATAAAATTAGAGTTAAATCTAAAACAAACGATGATGAAGTTACCAAACCTTCTAAAATTCAAAATGAGTTAATTCAAACAATTGATGAGACATTAACTATTGGAAAAGATTGGGATGGTGCAAAGGCGGAAGCCACAATTACAAACGGCGTTCTTTATATATCTATTCCAAAGTTTGAGGAAAGAAAGCCAAAAAAACTATCCATTAAAGTTGGTTAGTTCAGTTATATTTCGTATATTTGAAGGGTAGTCTAAACAACTACCCTTTTTTTATTATGGCAGAATATTCACAAGTATTACCTCTACGAACCGATATAAAGGTTGTAGACCAATTTGGGTTCTTACCCCTATCAATTAACAGACCTACTAAAGAAAGTAAGTTAAAATGGCACGATGCGTACCTTAACGATGGTATGGATGAACAACGCCGTAGTGACACATCAGAGTTTTTACCAGGTTATACATTCTCCGAATTCCATGCTGGCTTAGCTGAACAAGTGTATAAGTTTTGGAGTATGAAAGGTAGTAAGGTAGTTGACCCATTTGCCGGTAGAGTAACAAGAGGATTTGTTGCAACTAAATTGGGTAGAGATTACACCGGATTTGAGATTTCACCGAGAACATACGAAAGAGTTCAAACACATTTTGCAGCACATGGTGTTAAACCACATGTTATTAATAGTGATGGAACTTTAATGGAAGAAATTTCAGATAAGAGTGCAGATTTAATATTTACTTGTCCACCTTACTTTAATTTAGAAAGATACGAATCAGTTCCTGGTCAATTAAGTGATGAGAATAGATATGAATCCTTTATGAGTAAAATTGATGTGTGTATTTCTAATTGTTATAGAGTTTTAAAGAGTGGGGCATTTGCATGTTGGGTTGTAGGTGATTTAAGGACTGGTGGTGAGTTTCAAAACTTTCATGGTGATGTTATCAATTCCTTTAAGAAGCACGGATTTTTACAGCACGATATAGTTATACTAGAAAATATTTCACCATTCGCAGCATTACAAATTGGAAAAACTGCGGCAAAACGTTACACCTCAAAGGTACATGAGTATCTTTTAGTTTTCAGAAAGCCAGGAGATTATGAGATTCCAAAGTATTGCTCGCCTGATGAATTAGAACAAGAAACAAAATTAGCAGAATTTTTTAAATAAACAAATATGAGATACAAAGAACAAGTAAGAGACAATTTAAACAACATTGAAATTAGAGTTAATTATTTAAGACAAGCAACTGAGGGTAGTAAGCCTATTACTCCGCAGGATGCTATTAAAATGATTGATGAAATTTTATATTCATTAACTAAAGTAAATGAATTAGTAGATTTAGAAAGAGAAGGATAATGAACTGGCTTAAATGGTTGGTTGGTATTTCGGCAATAATCATAGCTGGTTGTGCCGCTTTCTTTTCCGTAACGGGTTTAGGTGTTCTATTTAGTGGAGCATCTATATCCGTAATGGTTATGGCGGGCTCTTTGGAGTTCGCTAAATTAGTGTCTGCAACATATTTGAAGCAAGAATGGAGTACCCTTAAGGGGTTTAACAAATGGTATCTTACTTTAGCAGTAGGATTATTAATGATAATCACTTCTGCTGGTATATTTGGTTATCTTTCTAACGCATTTCAACAACAAAATCTTAAATTGCAACAGGTAGATAGAGAAATTGCGGTTTATACAACAAAAATAGAGCAAAATTCAGCTCAAATTACACAACTTAACACTCAATTAACCAATTTATCCTCAACGCAAGGTAAAATTTTGGATAATGGTAAGGTAAATAACCGACTTTTACGTTCAATTGATAACAAAGATAAGCAAAGTGCACAAATTAACAAAAAAATTAGTGATTTGCAAGATGAAAATACTAAAAATAACGAAGAAATTAACAAAATTAAGGTTTTTAATTTAGATTTGGAGAAAGAAGTTGGTGGATTTCGATTTGTAGCAGAGGCTTTTGGTGTAGAATTGAAAAAAGTAGTAAAATTCTTCATATTTTTGATTGTAATTGTGTTTGACCCTCTTGCAGTAGCACTTATTATCGCATTTAACGGATTAATTGCTAAAAAAGAAGAAAAAGAATCGGTATTTCAAAAAGAATTAGAAGAATTTGTAGATGGATATGATGAAAAAACATATGGAGTGTATGGTGATGATAAAATCGATGAAAATGAACCTATTATTGAACAAAAACCCATACCATACTACGAAGAACCAGATTTTAATTGGGAAAATAAGAACTTATGGATAAACAATCCAGCAGCAGTTAAATATTGGATGCAAAATGGTAATTCTATTCACAAATACAATAAATTATATAGGGATCATTTAAAAGAATTAGATAATACTGATTCAATAACAAAAACATACTAAAATGGCACATAAAGAGCAAAAGGATTTTTGCGTTTCAGTTCAATCAAAGTTTCCAGATAAATTTAAAGGAGTTTCAGTATTAGATATTGGTTCTTTGGATATAAATGGTAATAATCGTTATTTATTTGAAGATTACACCTATGTTGGGGTAGATTTAGGTAAAGGTAAAAATGTAGATGTAATTAGTAGAGGACATGAATACAAAACGGATGAAAGATATGATGTTATTATATCTACTGAGTGTTTTGAGCATGATGAATATTGGGTTCAAACAATAAACAACATTATTCACCATTTAAAGAGTGGTGGATTATTTTTATTTACATGTGCAACAGATGGTAGACCTGAACATGGGACTCGTAGAACATCTCCGCAGGATGCACCATTTGTGGGAGATTATTATAGAAACTTAAATGAAGAAATAATGAAAGGTGAGATAGATTTTGATTCTATATTTAATGATTATAAATTTAGTAGTAGACAAAATCCATCAGATTTATATTTTTACGGAATTAAAAAATAATAAAATATGTATTCAGTTATAATACCCACAATGTGGAAAGCAAAAAGATTGGGTGAAACATTAAACGAATTATGTGAACATCCTTTGGTTGGTCAAATTATTTTGATTGATAATAGTGGTGGTGAATTGGGATATGAAATCATACATCCTAAAATATATCATGTAATTGAAAGAGAAAACACCTATGTAACCGCAGCTTGGAATAAAGGTGTAAGCATGGCAAAATATGATAAACTTCTAATTTTAAATGATGATATTTGGATGGATTGGAAAATATTAGATATATTAGAACCTCACGTTACTGAACAAAATGGATTAATTGGTTTAGATGAAACGGAATATAATATTGAACATTATGGACATGAGTTTGGATTAGAACCAATTGAAAGAAGAAATGGTGGATGGGGTTGTGCAATCTTTGTTCATAAAGAAAATTATTCTCCAATACCGGAAGAAATGAAATTGTGGGGACAAGATGATTGGTTATTTGTAAAAGCTAGAAATAGGAGAAAACAAAATTATAAATTAGTAGGATATACTATTTATGGTGAATTATCGGTTACAAACAATATTTTAGATGCAGATCCTAAAATACAAGAAATTAGAGAAAATGATTTAAGATTAAAAGATTATTATAACTTATATTAAAAATTATGTATTTACAAACACCTTACAAAATCAGTTACGATACAAAAAAGTATCCATTTAGAGAAATAGTTTCAAAAATGTTAGAAGTATGGGAAGGCGATACTATTCCATTAGAAGATTTACATACTTTAGAACATTATGATTTATTTGTTAGAGAAAAAGACCAAGCAACGATTTGGCATAAAAGATATTACGAAAAATATAAAACAGAATTCTTACCTACTTACTTAGAATTAGTAAAAGAGCTTAAAGAACGATTTGGTTACGATGAAATTATATATCAAGATATACCAACATTTAGAGTTCAATTAGCAGAAGGTAATTTGGGAGTGGGTGAGTGGCATAAAGATAGAACTTACAATCATGGAGTGACAGAGGTTAATTTTTGGATGCCATTTGTAAATACCAACGAACAAAATACAATTTGGATGGAGAGTGTAGAAGATAAGGGTGATTACAAACCATATACTGTTAATTATGGTGAAATATTAGTATTTAGTGGTGCAAATTTATATCATGGTAATAAAAACAATGATAGTAGCCAAACAAGAGTATCAGTTGATTTTCGTTTAGTAGATCCAGCTAAATTTATACCAAATGAAGCAGGTTCAATTAATATGAAAGCAAAATTTGATATTGGTGGTTATTTTGAGAAATTATAGATATGATATACTATTTTGGAGATAGTCATACAAAGGGGATGGAATATTTTAAACCCAAAGATTTAAATTATACATACGAACCATATCCATATTATTTATCACAAAAAATAGGTATGGATTATAAAAATATGGCAGGGGTTGGTAATAATTTAGTTAATAATGTTAATATACTAACAGATTCTTTAAAAGAATTAATTGATAATGCAAAAATAGTTGTATTTCAATTTCAATTCTTTCAAAATGCATTTTTTAGAATAAATGATAATAATTTGCAATGGAAAGACTTCGTATTAAATCCAAAGATAGATATAGATATGCTTTTAAGAGAAACTAATATTACTATGGAAGATAGTATAGTTTTATTATCATATTTAGACAAATTTGAAGAATATCGTAGTTGGTATGAAATGCAAAGAGTATATTCTATATTTAATTTTTTAGAAAGTTATGGAATTAAATGTTATTCTTTATTTTGGATAAAACCAAATAAAATTAATGTAATAGAAGATAAAAGAATGATTATATTAGATAATAATGATCCCTTTGTTTGCTCTACAAATTTAGAAAAAATATCAGATGAAACAAATGGTAAATGGAATGATGGTCATATAAGTAATAGTGAAAACATACGATTAGCCGAAAAAATACATAAATTTATTTTGAATAATTAATTATTTAATGTATATTTGAGTATTAAACATTACATATGATAAAAATAGTAACAGACAAGGGAATATTAAAACAATCAATTCCTAACACACCATTCACTAAAGAAGAACAAGATTTAGCAACAGCTGCATTATTAACCGCAGTAACCGAACAACAAGGTTTAGGTATGAGTGCAAATCAAATTGGATTAAATAAAAGAATTTGTGTAATTAATGTGAGAGAAACTCCATTAGTATTAGTTAATCCAGAAATAGTTGATGAAGGACAAGAAAAATTGGTTTATTTTGAAGGTTGTTTATCTTTACCCAAAACAATGAAAAAACCTATTAAGACAGTTCGTTCTTATAATGTAAAGGTAAAAGCAGATAATTTTCCTGACGTATTAGAATTTGGTACGGAAGAAAGAAATCACGAAGATATTAATAAATTATTTAGTGATTTAGGATTATTAGAATCAGTTTGTGTTCAACATGAAGTTGACCACTTAAATGGTTTAACAATTAGAGATAGACAATATACTGAAACTGTACATTTAACTGCATTTGCTAAATTAGGTAGAAATGAAAAATTTATTCTTAAAAAGGGTGAAGAAACACTTTCAGTTAAGAAAAAGAATTTATCAACTTACTTAGAACAAGGATGGGAGGTAGCATAATATGTTTGTAATATTAACAATATTAGTTTTACTTACATTGGGTTATATAATTTGGAATCTCCTAAAAAAATTGGAGAAAATGGAAGAATTAGTAGAAGCTCAGGATTTAAAACTACAATATAATTTAGATAAACTTATTGCAATGTATGTAGCAATGAAAGAAATAGATACTAATGGTGCATTTGAAAGTGATGATGAAGTTGGTGCCATATTTAATGATTTGAAAGATACTATTGAAAAAAATTTAAAAGAAATAGAAGAAACTAATGGGTAGAAAGAAAAAAGACACCCGTTACTTTACGGAGCAAACGGAAGCTGCTATTATAGCATACAATAAGTCAACAAATCAATTAGAAAGGAATAAATTATATTCAGAACATATCCACTATTCATTTTATAAGTTAGCGGAAAATGTATTAAATACTTGGGGATTTACTTATTTTGATGATGATAAAGAAGATATTAAACATGAAGTAATTTCATTTCTTTTGGAAAAAATTCATAAATTTGAAGAAGGCAAAGGTAAAGCATTCAGTTACTTTACAATCGCAGCTCGTAATTATCTTATTTTAAATAACAACTCAAATTATAAAAGATTTAAAGCTACATCTCAAATTAGTGAAATGCCTGAAAGTTGGGATTTGGAAAATGATTTCAAACAAACATCTCACAATGAAGAATTCAAAACTTTTAATGATAGAATGTTACAATATTGGGATTTAAATCTTAATAGAGAATTTTCAAAGAAAAGAGATATTCAAATTGCAGATGCTGTTTTAGAATTATTTAGAAGAGCAGAATATATAGAATCATTTAATAAAAAATCGTTATACTTATTGGTAAGAGAAATGACTGGTTATAAAACACATTATATAACTAAAGTTGTTTCTAAAATGAAAGAAACTCAAATGAAATTGTATTATCAATTTTTAGATGAAGGAGATATTACACAAGAATCAAAAGACCCGTTTTGGAAGAGAGTAATAACTAAATGAGAATACTAGGTATATCAGCTTTTTACCACGACTCAGCAGCTGCATTAATTGTAGATGGTAAGGTCTTGTCTGCACAAGAGGAAGAAAGATTTACCGGTATTAAACATGACCAAAGATTTCCTATCAATTCGATTAATTGGATTCTAAAACAAAATAAACTTAAGATTAATCAAATAGATAAAATTGTTTGGTACGAAGATCCTAAAAAGAAATACGAAAGATTTAAAGAACAATATCACAAATATTTTCCTAAAACATGGAGATTAACTAAAAAGTTATTGACATGGAAAGGTAATAATGATATTGATTCTATTATTAGAAATACATTAAAGTATAGAGGTGAAATAAAATATTGTGAACATCATCTTTCTCACTTAGCATATTCATTCTATACATCACCATTTACCGAATCACATTTATTCTCCGTTGATGGAGTTGGTGAAAATGAAACAGCCGTATTAGGGTTGGGAGTAAAAGGTAAATACATTCAACAATTAGAAAGAAATTATTTTCCACATTCATTGGGTTTATTATACGCATCAGTTACAGCATTTTTAGGATTCAAACCTAATAGTGGTGAATACAAAGTTATGGGATTAGCAGCATACGGTAATTCTAAAGATATTTATAAAGAACAATTTGAAAAGTTAGCAAAACTAAACGGAAACACATTAGAATTGGATTTGAAATATTTTTCATTCCATTATTCAGAAAGAGGTATGTTTACCGAAAAAATGGCTGAATTATTTAATATAGCACCG